TCAATTGTTAGTATTAAGGAAGTCGAAAGCGTCCCAACAAAATGTATTTGTGTGGAAGCTGAAAACGGCCTCTATTTAGCTGGAAAACGGATGACTGTTACACATAATAGTACCCTTTTATCAGGAATAGCGCTGTACATGCTCATTGGTGACGGTGAGGGTGGAGCTGAGATTTATTGTGTGGCTTCCAAGCGCGACCAGGCACGCATCGTTTTTTCCGAAGCTGTCAATATGGTCAGCCAGTCACCCGCGTTGAGGAAGCATCTCAAGAAGCGCAAGACAGACCTGTACTTTCCGGTGGCTTTCGGGAAGTTCGAACCGCTGGCGTCTGAAAGTAATAGCCTTGACGGTCTTAACTCACATTGTGTGATTATCGACGAATTGCACGCCATTAAGAATCGTAATCTCTACGATGTTATGCGGCAGTCGATGGCGGCCCGGACGGAGCCTCTCTTGGCAATGATCACGACGGCAGGCTTTGTGCGGGAGTGTATCTACGACGACATCTACGACTACGCTTGCCGGGTGCTGGACGGTGTGGTCGAGGACGAGCGGTTCCTGGCGTTCCTGTACGAGCTCGACGACCGCTCCGAGTGGACCGACTTCCGGGTCTGGGAGAAGGCGAACCCCGGTCTGGGTACCATCAAGAGTTATGAGGATCTGGCGGCTAACGTCGAGCGGGCGAAGAACGATCCCAATTTCTTGCCGACGGTGCTCACGAAGGATTTCAACATCCGTGAGACGACGTCGGGCACATGGTTGACGTTCGAGGAGGCCAATAACGAGGCCACGTTTTCGATGGATGAGATTCGGGACACCTACGCCATCGGCGGGGTTGACCTGTCGGCCACCACCGACCTGACGGCCGCAGCCGTGCTGGTTATGCGGTCGGATGGCCAGATGTACGCCTTGGTGCAAGGGTTCATGCCCGGAGATACGATCGAGCAGCGGGCTAAGGAGGACAAGGTTCCCTACGACCGCTGGGTCGAGCGGGGCCTGATTACGCCGTGTCCTGGCAACCGGATTGATTACCGGTACGTCACGGACTGGTTCGCGCGACTTCGCGACGAATACGGCATTTCGACCTATTGGGTCGGCTACGACAGTTGGAATTCGCCCGCCTGGGTCGAGGACATGGAGACCCGACTGGGCTACCAGAACAAGGTGAACCTTCTACCCGTTATTATGGGGGCAAAGACGCTGTCGGCGCCTATGAAGGTGCTTCGGGCTGACTTGGCAGCCAAGCGGATCAATTACAACCGTAACCCACTGCTGCTGTGGGCGCTTACGAACCTGGCCGTCGAGGTGGACAAGAACGAGAACATCCGGCCCGTCAAGGGCCAAAACAAGCGCCAGCGCATCGATCCGGCGGTGGCTCTGATTATATCTTATACTGTCTTGTTCAATCATCTCAATGATTATAAAGCTCTGATATAATAAGGGTGGTGGGATAGGGATCGCGACCCGACAAGGCGGTTATCCGAGCCGCCTTCCCACCCTAATGATTGGAGGCACTATCGGAGGTGTCATTTGGATGTCAAGTTCGGGTGTGGTGTACGCCATAGTTAATCTTCTCAACGGGAAACTCTACATTGGATCCACGGTGGATTTCGAAAGAAGAAAGTCGGTTCACGAACGCCGATTGAGGAGCGGGACTCATCACTCTAAGCATCTACAAAGGGCTTACAACAAGTATGGTGAGTCGGCATTTGAATTTCGAATCCTTGAGTATGTGGATCGCCGTGATCAATTACTTGAGAGGGAACAATTTCACATAGACAGTCATAAGTCTTATCTGCGCAGTAAGGGCTACAACGTATCGAGGAAAGCCACCAACTGTGTGCTTTATGGGGAGGAACACTGGACGTTTGGGGTGCCTAGCAACCAGCACCCTCTTTATGGGAGACGGCATACCGAAGAGACCAAGAAGAAGATAAGTAACGCTCTCAGCGGAGAACGGCATCCATGCTATGGTAAGCCGTCACCTCTGAGAGGCAAGCCTTTACCAGAAAGCACGAAGAAAAAAATCAGCGAAGCCATGAAAGGCAGGACCAGCTACTGGAAAGGGAAACGGCTCCCAGAGGAAGTTAGAGAGAAAATCAGCCGAGCTACCAAAGGTAGGGCGGTATCCGAAAAAGTGATTCACAAATCTCCAGAGTGGTGTCGTAACATCTCCAGGGGCAAGAAAGGAAAGCTCTTGGGAGGGGATAACCCCAATGCGAGAGGGGTCATTCAATTATCGCCATCACTAAAAATGATAAGAAGATACGACTCTTTAGCAGATGCGGTCAGGGCAACGGGCGTGCATATCAACGGAATAGTTGGTTGCTGTCGAGGAAGACGGAAGACAGCAGGTGGCTTCGTATGGCGGTATGAAGATGATATTGTACAGCCCCCACCAACGTGTGGCTTTTTTAATACGCTGATTTAAGGAGGTGACCCGGTGGAACAGCGCAACTGGTTGCAACGGCTGTTTGGGCGCTTCTTTGGCCGCCGCCCCGGGCTTACTCAGGTGAAAGTCATGGCCGGCTACACGCCCATTTTCACGACTTGGGGGGAGCGGCCGTATGAGGCCGACGTTGTCCGGGCTGCGGTGGATGCCATCGCCCGCAACGCAGCCAAGCTGAAGGCCAAACACATCCGCCGGGTCAACGGCGAGGTCATCCACGTCAAGAACAGCGACATCGAGCGGGTGCTGTCGCTCCGCCCTAACCCGCGGATGTCGGCCTACGACCTGCTGTACAAGCTGGTCACGACGTTGATGATGGACAACAACGCCTGGGCCTACCCTGTCTGGGAGGCTGGGCGTCTGGTGGCCGTGTACCCGGTCAACTGTGTGTCGGCGGAGCTGTTGGAGGACAGCGCCGGGACGCTCTATGTGAAGTTCTATTTCACGGAGGGCGGCACGGTCGTGCTGCCTTACAGTGACGTCATCCACCTGCGTCGGCACTACTATAACAACGATCTGCTGGGTGAGCCGAACAGACCTATCAACGCCACGCTGTCTGCAATTCACACCACAAATGAAGGGCTGGCGCAGGCGGTAAAGACGAGCGCCGCGCTCCGGGGTATTCTCAAATTCCAAGGTATGCTCAAGGAGTCGGACATCGAGGCCCAGCGCGAGCGGTTCATTAAGGAGTACCTGACGGTGTCCAATGCCGGCGGGATTGCGGCCTTGGATGCGAAGGCCGAATACATCCCGCTGAACACCGAGCCCAAAATGATTAACGCGGCCCAAATGAAGGAGCTGCGGGACGCCGTGTTCAGGTACTTCGGCGTCAACGAGGCAATCGTCATGGGCAACTACACCGAGGACCAGTGGAATGCATTTTATGAGTCGACCATCGAGCCGTTGGCCGTGCAGATGAGCCTGGAATTCACTTCTAAGCTTTTTTCTAGTCGGGAGATCGGTTACGGCAATGAGATCGTGTTCGAGGCAAACCGGCTGCAGTATGCTTCCGTTTCGACGAAGCTGGAGCTCGTCCAGCTTGTTGACCGCGGCATCATGACTCCGAACCAGTTGGCGGAGGTCTTCAATCTGCCGCCAGTTCCTGGCGGGGACGTTCCGATTCGCAGGCTGGACACACGGCCGGTGGACGAGACCGACGACTTGGATGGCCTGGAATCGGTTGAAGGGGGTGGAGATAATGCCACTACCGAAACCCAAGGAGGGTGAGGATAAAGACAAGTTCATCAATCGGTGTATGGTTGACAAAACTATGTTGTCCGAGTTCCCGGATGAAAAACAGCGCTATGCTGTCTGCCTAGCCCAGTGGGATGAGCGGGCGGCGGCGCGGCCCCAGCGGGAAATCCGTATGGCCGAGTTGCGGGCCATCGAGCCGGCGGGCGATGCTAACGAGATGATCGTTGAAGGTCGGGCCATTGTTTATGAGCGCTCGACCGTTTTATTTGAAGTCGACGGCGTTAAGTACTATGAGGTGATCGCCCGTGGAGCACTGGATGGTACCGACCTCAGGGATGTACCCTTCAAGTATAACCACAGCGACAACGTCATGGTCATGGCGCGAACCCGCAACAAGACTCTGGAGCTTATCCCTGATGATGAAGGATTGCTTGTGCGGGCCAAGCTGGCCAACACGACGGCGGGCCGGGACTTGTATGAACTGATTCGTCGCGGTGACGTGGACAAAATGTCCTTCGCCTTTACAGTCGAGAAGGACGAGTATGACCGCGACTCCAGGACTCGCCGCATCTTGAGGTTCAAGCGCATCTGGGACGTCTCGGCGGTGGATGCCCCGGCGTACCAGGATACCTACATCAGCGCGCGGAGCTACTTTATGGCGCAGGCGGAGGCCGAGCGCCGAGTCGCGGAGGCGATTGCGAAGCGGCGCCGCAAGCTGATCATCCAGACCTACTTGTAAGGGAGTGTGAAAACATGAACCTGCGGAAGCGACTGCAGGAAATTGAGAATCGTAAGGTCGAGATTCGTGGCCTGCTGGAGAATGATGGGGAGGCCGACTTGGACGCGCTGGAAAAGGAGCTGAGGGGGCTGGCCGACGAAGAGAAGGAGCTGCGCCGGCGCCTGGACGTGGCGGCTAGCATCGAAGCCGGGACAGCGCCCGAAGTCCGGGTGGTCGAATCCACGGCCGACCGTGCTGCTAGCGTGCAGCAGAATCGTTCGGTGGACAAGCTGGAGAGCGTTGAGTACCGCCGGGCGTTCATGGACTACGTCACTAGAGGTATCAAGAATGACATTCTCGAATTCCGGCTCGACGAGACCACGTTGCCTTCGGATATTGGCGCCGTCATCCCGACGACCATCCTGAACCGGATTGTAGAGAAGATGGAGGAGACTGGTCGTATATGGTCGCGGGTCACGAAGACGAGCATCCAGGGCGGCGTGGAAATCCCGGTATCGACAGCCAAGCCCACGGCTGTATGGCTTGCTGCCGGCCAGGTGGCCGACAAGCAGAAGAAGGAAGTCACCGGGAAGATTGTCTTCAACTACCACAAGCTGCAGGTGCGGGTCGCCGTCGAGCTGGTGGCCTCGGTGGTAGCCCTGCCCATCTTCGAGCAGACGATTGCCGACAACATTGCCGAGGCGATGGCCAAGGCGCTGGACGAGGCGATCATCTCCGGTTTGGGCAATGGCGAGCCTCTCGGCATCGTGAATCACAACGTGCCATCGGCTCGAACCATCTCCTTGGCGCCGTCGGAGTTCGGTCAGTATACCACCTGGCCGGAGCTCTTCGCCAAGATGCCTCGCCCTTATCGCTCCGGCATGGCGCTAATCCTCAACGACGCCGATTGGCACAAGTATATCGTCGGCATGGTCGACAGTACCGGCCAACCTGTTGCCCGTGTGAATTATGGCTTGGACGGCTCCATCGAAGAGCGGTTCCTGGGCCGGGAGGTCATCGCGGTCGAGGACTTGCTGCCGTCTATTGACGAGGCTTCCGTTGGAAATGTCGTGGCCATCCTGTGCCGCTTGGAGGACTATATGGTCAACTCCAACATGGCCATCACGTACCGTCGCTACTTTGACGAGAATACGGACGAATGGATCTCCAAAGCCACGATGATCGCTGACGGCAAGCTGGCCGACCCCAACGGCGTTGTGCTCATCAAGAAGAAGGCTGAGCCGAACGGAACAGGAGCCGGGTCAAACGGCAGCTAGTAAGGACACGGCGCCGGGCGCTGATTGGCGCCCGGCGCTCACTTTCGCTGAGGTGATGAACGATGTCTCTGATCGATGACGTGAAGGCAGCCCTGCGGGTCGATGGCACAGAGCATAACACAGAGATCAGTGATCTGATTGATGCAGCCCGGCAGGATCTCGTCTTGAGCGGCGTGTCCCAGGAGAGGACCAATGACCCCAACGACCCACTCATCAAGCGGGCTATCATCGTCTATTCCCGGGCCCAGTTCGAGTGGGACCACCCGAATGTGGAGAGGCTGCAAGCGGCCTATGATATGCTCAAGGCACACCTCTCCCTGTCGACCGATTACAGGGCGACCACGTAAGGGGGCGCGGTCATGGCATTTCAGGTCAGCACGATGCGCCATCGTATCGAAATCGGCCGCTACGTGGAGGCCCGCAACGAATGGGGCGACCCGTTGCCCAACCCTGTGTGGCAGACGATCGCCGCTGTGTGGGCCGCAGTTGAGGCCTTGACCGGGCGCCTGTACTTCGAGGCGCAGCAATCGAATATTCAGGCCGACC